GAGCATGAAATTTATGAACAGATCGTGCGTGACGAGGAGCTATTCCTGTCCAGCATTATAAGCAGTGAGGACTTCGCTAACGACCAAGTTGAAGAGCTAAATGAAATCCAAGTTAACGTGGAACTTGATGGCACATCAACTTGGGGAACTTGTGACCGTCTAACTATATACGGAAGTAATAGTGATAAGGCGATTATGGGGGATTATAAAACGGGCATATCTATAATAGATACCCCGAAAGAAAACTGGCAAGCGAAGGCATACACCCTTGGAGCATTCCAACACTACCCTGACTTACAAGAGATTATATTCGTGTTCTATATCCCCGTAAGGGGGGAGGTGATCCACGATACGTTTACACGGGATGACATGCCCGGCTTGCGTAAAGAACTCTCAGACGTTATCAAACGAGGAGAACTAATTAGACCCCAATGGCAGGGGGGTGGTCAACCGGATATGGATGACCTATCCCCAACCGTTAACTGTCGTTTTTGTCGCCATGAGGATCATTGCCCAGCATTAGGTGGCATGGCGCTTGAAGTGGCATCACGGGTGTCTAAAACCATCCCGCTTGATGCGGATATTTCCGATCCAGAGGACCCTGAAGTTGTGGAGCAGTTATACGCGGTGGCTAAGATAGTTATCAACTGGGGTAATCAGTTAAAAGCAAAGGCAGTAGATATGGCCAAAGACGGAGTAGAGTTTCCTACTTTGCGCCTAAAATCAATGGGGGCCTCCCGAAAATGCACTGACAACACTAAGCTACTAGAAATAGCTGAATCATTTAATTTAGAGCCTGACGAGGTAATCAAATTGGCGTCTTTACCACTAAAGAAAGTAGCCGACTCCGTAGGGCGTAAAGCGCCTGACGGGGAAAAGATACAAAAATCAAAAGATTTTCTTGACGCACTAGAGGAAGCGTCTATTATCAAAACCTCCGACACACGGTATACGTTGTCGTGAGCATAAAAACTAAAAACTAAAATATAAACAGGATACATATAAATGCCCAAAGCAGAAATAGTAGAACCAAAGAAAAAGGAGCTTTCTAAGCCCGAACCCCCCAAATTGAATATTGCTCCCAGCGATATTGAGATCAGCAAGATCAACCTGATCCAAAAGTCTAGCCAGATTGAAGGCCCTGTAGGTGCCTTCGTTTTGGACCAGCAACACGTTATTGTCGAAGCTGGAGACGAAGCACCCGAGGTCGTTATCATTAGCGCCCATAAAGGATGGAGGGAGAATATCCCATACGAGAGTGATGAGATGCCACGCATCGCTCAAACAGAAGAGCAGAAAGCGGCCATCGAATCAGACAGTGAGTTTGGTACAATTGAATTTGCCGACATCACTATGCTTATCCCAAAACCGGGACCTCAAGATGAGGATGACCCTACATACCCATATCCAATAGGCGATGAGTTTTTCGCTTTGGGTAGGATCAACGTGGCTAAAGATGCGTATAGAATGACCTATAAGCGATTGGCTACCTTTACACTGTTCAATTCTGAACTTCCAGTTAGCCACCGTTTGTGGACATTGAAAGCGGAGGTTATGACCAAAGGTAAATACTCTTGGTTCGCACCTTCGTTGACTATCACTAAGAACTCCCCTTCAAAGGACGTACTTAACTTCGTAGACCGTATAACTTCCTAATAACATGAGTAATTCAACTAATGACATTTTGGAATCTGAGGTTCAATCCCTGAACTCTCTTATCGCGGAATATGAAGCAAAATCGGACGAACTCCTGCATCAGCGGGACAGGTTATTCTTAATCGTTGAGGTATTACAAAAATGCATCGACAAAGGAACTACCCCTCCTGAGTCAACAGACACTGTTGACGGTACAGGAGAGCAACTTGAGCTTGATCTTGAATCTAGCGACGGTGATTCCGATTCTAATTCCGATACCTAATTTAAATATGGGTATTATCCAGCAGTAAACTATTACCTTCAGTAAGTTTACTGCTAGGGGACAGAGAGGGGCGCCGCCTACACCCAGCCCAACGCACATTTGCTTGTATACCAAATGTGCGCGGTGTAGGCGGCCAATCTCTGTCTACACCCTCCTCTCACCCGCATTACATGAATAACGAAAAAGATACAAAAACTAGGTCTAACAACCTAAACACATTTGCCGTAGATTTTGAGACTTACTACGATAAGTCCTGCTCAATAAAAACTCTTGGAACTCTAGGTTATTTTTCCCACCCTGACTTCGATGCTTACCGGGTATCCGTAGTAGGCGACGAAGGAACTAGCTTTGTTGGGCACCCTAAAGATTTTGATTGGTCCATATTGGAAGGACAAATCATACTGAGCCACAACGCTTCGTTTGATGAGACTCTTTTTATATATGGAGCAAAAAAAGGTTGGTGGACTGATTTCACATGGGCCGAATGGCACTGTACCGCTGACCTAGCCGCTTATTGTGGGTTACCCCGTTCATTAAAGGGATCAACAGCAGAAGTATTCGACTTGGAAGTATCCAAGGAAACTAGGAATACAATGATGGGTAAGCGCTGGGAGTCGATGTCTGAAGACTTTCAGAAGGAAGTGGATGACTACGCACTTAAAGACTCTGAGCTATGTTTACGTCTTTGGGAAGAGCTAAAGGATAGATGGCCTGAACGGGAACGGGAGATTAGCCGGGTTAACAGACTATGCACCCAGCGCGGATTACCTATGGATTTAGACCTTCTTAAAGAGCAACAAGAGGGCATAGCTAAATTATTGTTTGATGCGGAAAACTCCATACCTTGGATAGGTCAAGCGCCCCCACTCTCTAGGAAAGCATTTAACGAGGAATGCCGCAAACTGGGGTTAGAGCCTCCACATAGCCTCGCGCTAACTGATGAGGATGCTAACGCTTGGATAAAGAAGCACGGCAAGAAGTATACATGGATTGGGGCGGTACGCGATTTCCGCCGCATTAATGCCCTTAAACGAAAACTAGAATCATTTAACTACGCAACCATGAGCGACGGACGCTATTACGGGGGCATAATGTATTTCGGCGCACATACAGGACGCTTCAGTGGGTCGGGCGGTAACTTGAATCTTCAAAACCTTCCGCGAGGTGAGATATTCGGCACTAACTTGCGTAGTCTTATTGCAGTTCCCCCGGACAAAAAACTTATTATTGCGGACCTATCACAAATTGAAGTTAGGACATTATGTTGGTTAGCTGATGACCACGAAGCGTTAGACGAGATTCGTGGTAGTGATGACATATATGAGGTTTTCGCAGAGCGTTTCGATTTGTGGGATAGCGCTAAAGAGGGGGCGTTAAAAGATAAAAACCCTAAGCTACGTCATTTGGTCAAAACAATGGTGCTTGGTTGTGGGTATGGGGCAAGCGCGGCGAGATTTGCCAGCATCGCAGATATGCCCATAGAGGAAGCGGAGAAATCTGTAAAACTATATAGGGACAAGATGCAAAAAATTGTAAGGTTATGGAACCATCTAGGTAGAAAATTATTTGTAGCCTATAATACATGTGCTGACTTTAAGCTCGACCTGCCTTCTGGACGCACCCTTAATTATGGCAAAGTAAAATCTGTATTACAGAAGGGCAGAAGAAATTTTGTGGCTATGATAACCAAGGGGGCCAAGAGGATTCCAGTTAAGTTATATGGTGGTCTATTGGCAGAGAATGCGTCACAAGCATTGGCCCGTGACGTTTTTTCAGATATTTTGCTACGTTTAGAGTCACTGGGGCACGATACAATCATGCATGTACATGACGAAGTAGTCATAGAAGCAAAAAAAGATGACGCGGACCAAATATTGTGCGATGTCCTTGCCGCCATGGGAGAACCACCAAGCTGGATCAAGGACTTGCCCCTAGAAGCCGAAGGAAAAATAACAGACAGATATGAAAAATGAAGTATAGAATATTAAAAAACCTAAGAGAAACAAGAGCAACTAAGGAAACTGATTTATCGAAACTAAATAAAAAGAAACCCTCTTTTTCTTCCAAGGCTGAGTTTAGGGAATGGTGTGCTGACAGCGATACAGATCATGTGTTTTATAGCACCGTGGAAGGTGATAACCCATCAATGCGGGTTTCGGCGGATAATCCGCCCAACTCAATAAGCGGCATTGTAGCGGACTATGACGCTCCTATAGACTGGAGCATAGTCGAGAAGCTGATTACGACTCAGTGCAAAGGGCAACTCCCTACTTGGTATAACAAAACCGAGTCGGGGTACATTAGGTTGGTATGGGAGTTTGACTCCCCCATGCCTATATCACCGGACATGTTTTCTTCTTTTATGAAGCACATGGCCACTAAACTTGGGCTGGAAAGAATATTCGCCGGGTTTGACCAGTCTTCACTTAAAGCTACTCAATACTTTGAGCTTGGGGAAGACTGGAAGCAAATGGGTAACCCCCTTGCCAAATCTGTTTACCAATCAGTATTACTTAAAGCCGCAACTGATAAGCCTCCGCAAACATCGGAAACAACTATACCTATAGAAGTTGTCGCCGCTGAAGTTGATAAAAGATTTCCAAACAGATGGACTAAAGAATTTACAGTTGGTGAGCGTGGTCCCTTGTTTTGGATAAATGACGGTATTGACCGCGAAGGGTGCCAAGTATCAGAAGATGGTATCATTTGCTATAGTGATAGGGCAGGAAAGGGGTTTATTACTTGGAAGGAACTATTAGGCGCTAAATTTGTTGAGGACTACGAAACCCAAAAAATGGGTAGTTTACTGGATCAGTACTGGTTCAATGGCCGCAACTACTATAAGTTATTGCATGGCACAACCCAGCAAATACCGAGGGATCAAATCATACTGGAACTTCGGAAAGCGGGATTCTCGCCACGGGCGAAAAAGGGGCAACCATTATCGGAGGTTGAGGCCGCGTTGCTCACTATCTGTAACGAGAATAGAATTGACGAAATTGCCCCCGTTGTATTCTCAAAAAACCGAGTAGTCCATTACAACTCACATAGGATACTTAATAACGCTAACATATCTCCAGTTGAACCAGCAGATGACGGGGACCCCTCAAAATGGCCATTTTTGAATAAATGGTTTAACCAATTATTTGTTAGTGGTAAACGCCCAACGACGGAATACTTCTTCGCTTGGCTACGTCGTTTTTATAAAGCAGTATTGGATAGGGAAGGCGCCCAAGGCCAAGCACTGCTATTAGTAGGTCCTACGAACAAAGGAAAGTCTTTATTAAGCAACCGAGTAATATCAGCTTTAGTCGGTGGTTTTGCTGATGCTTCCGATTATTTGTCAGGGCAAACTGCTTTTAACAAGGATTTAGCACGAGTAGCTTGCTGGTGTATAGATGACACTACAAGTGCCGCTAGTTTCCAAGACCAGCGTAAAGCTACCGAACTTATAAAGAAATCAGTAGCTAACCCACGCATTGAATACCACGCTAAATATGTAGATGCCGTAAGTATACCGTGGGCGGGTAGAGTAGTTATGTCCTTAAACATGGATGCAAACAGTTTGAGCGTTATCCCGGCGCTTGACTCCAGTAACCGGGATAAGATTATGGCTTTGCGTATATCCGATAAGGCTACTAGTAAGTTCCCACCCAACGTGGATTTAGAGCGGACCATACGAGAAGAATTACCACACTTTGCTAAGTGGTTACTGGATTGGACTCCCCCCGCACATTTAAAGGGGTCTTCCCGTTTTGGTGTAGTTAGCTATATAGATGAAACCATAGCTTCTGCCGCATATGATAACTCCAGTAGATCAGCTATTGCGGAACTAGTAGAGTTCTTCGCCAAACGTGCGAGAGACTACTTTACTTCTCCTGTATGGAGGGGAACTCTAACAGAGTTACAAGTGGCCATCCATGAGTTTAATGGTGGGCGTAACGTAGGTATGTCAGGTAACTTAGAGTTTGTAAGACGTGGTATGCTAATTCTTGAGGAGTCCAGCAAATCTAATAAGAAGTTACGCCCCGTGAAAAGTATGGGTTTTGGGGGAGGTAAAATATGGGAGATTGACCTTAGTGAATCTTTTGATATAGATAGACCTCGTAAGGCGAATAAACCAACTACCGCAACAAAACCATGACCAGAGACGAAATAGATGCATTCATAGATGACTTAGGTATCGAAACTACAATTCTCATACCAGATAATTTAGATGAAGGATTTTTGGGGGTTATAATGGATACAGATGAAGGGGACCCCCGGGCAGTCTACTCTATAGAGAAGTGTATAAAAAAGTTAAGTGAAGACATGAGCCAAGATGAGGCTACTGAATATTTCTGGTTCAATGTAGCCGGGGCAATGGGGGAGGGTTATCCTATGTGGATTTCTACTCCAGAAGACAACGGGGGTAGTCCTTATTAAGACTTCTTAAACTCTTTGGGGTCATTTAGCTCACTTATAGGTAGAGTGTGCCCGGCTAATAGAAATTGGTAGCCGAAATCATCGTAATCCCCTATATCGTAATACTTGGACTCATCGAAAAACGTAATGGTAGGTAGCCAACCCACAATATATACCCGTCTGAAATCCCCCCTAACACGGGTGAAAAAATATACATCGTTATCAGGTATTACCCCCGGTTTCCCGTTCACAAATGCGATGTAGTTAGAATCCGGGCGTCCTTTACATGCTTTGCTCTTAACTTCTATTCGTTGCTTCTTGTATATTATATCGTGGGTATACTCCTTATCTCCGACATATCGGCTACGGTAGCCGAGGAATTTTTGCACTGCTATCTCACCTAGAAAACCAGTCATACGCCCCACCCCCTGTAAATACGGGTTAGGTATGTTTCCCAGTTTACATGAGCGCTTGTGAGCTAACTCAACATCCTCATCTATGGGCTGGAAAACGGCGTACCCATCAATATAAGTAATTCGTTTTCTACGGGGCATTTTATCATTCGCTCAAGAACCCGGGGTTATTATATAGTTTTTCTTTAAGTGCCCGGGCCTCATCTACTCGTCGGCTTGTGTGGGGGATACCCGCTCTCTCGTAGTCTCTTAAAAATATTAGGGTTGTATCTTCTACTGTTTTGGCATCATTCATTCTCTTACGGGCGTCCCCAAGGCGCGTACTATTATTCATCTCCTCACCAATAAAATCCAACTGGGTATCTAAGTCGTCCCATTTCCTTTTTGTATCTTTGGCATACTTCAGTAGGTTTGTCCTATCCGTGTCCCAGCGTTGATCTATACCCCATTGAGCGATCCCCCTACCCGGTCCACCACCTATTTGTTTAATTGTAGGGTCCAAATCTGACTCCACAATTAAGTTAGCTACCGCACCTATAGCCGCTTTTAGGTTTAGTCCCGAATGTGTCATAAGTCGCTTAACTGCATATTCAGGAGAACCGTAAGGAATATGTGCGGGCCCGTGCCCTTCCCGCATAAGCCGTTGCTCCACGGCATCTTTAAAAGATAATCCGGTCGTCAATGGTAATGCCCTTGAAAGAGCTTCATTAGATACATCTGGATATTCTACCCTCTTTTTATTCTTATTACCCATCCACGCATCCGCATCGGGTATCTTCTTAGTAACAGTTTTTTTATTTCGTTCTGCCATGGTAATTAAAAGCTAACTCTCTTCATCGCTTACGTTCAATCCTCTTTAAAATTACCTCCCATGCCGGGAAGAATATTTCTTCCATACATCTTACGACGGACTCTTGTTCATATCGCTCTGCCCATGCTAGGCCAGATATAAACAAACTGGCTTCCATCATCTCATGCCGGAGTGTTTCTAAAGCATCTTCGTCAGTTAAGCCAGTATTCAACTGGATCAACTTATCATCGTGGAAGTATTCCCCAAAGGTGCCACTATCTGCTCCCTTAAACTCCTCAACAATCAACTTAATACGCTTTCCGGCGATTGTGACTGTCTTGGGAAATTTCATTGAAGGTTACCACTAGCTGGCTAATTTGTATAAAGCAATATACCACCTATAATGGCCGAAGCCAAGCCCCACAAAAATACGCAAAGGATATTGAGTATTTCGGCTATGAATTTGGAGAATAGAAATTATGATAAGTCACGAACGTAAGTTTATATTTATACACGTTCCCAAAACTGCGGGTTGTAGCATTATAAGCCAACTGGGTAATCCCAAAGGGGGTCGCCACCCCTCTTGGGGTCACCGCCGTCTTTCGTCTACTTTAGAAAATAATAGTGAATGCGCGGGATATTTAAAATTTACTTTCGTAAGAAACCCGTGGGACCGCGCCGTGAGTGCCTTTCACTATATGCAAAAAGGAGGGGCGCATAACAAATGGGACAACAAAGATCACAAAAAATATTTTAATAAACCCCAGTCATTTCAGGAATTCATAAAGTCCGATAATTTCAATACTGTGGTAATCAATCAACAGCACTTCAAAGCCATGACTTATTACTTAGATGGGGGGTTTGATTTTATAGGAAGATTTGAAAACCTTCAAGGGGACTTCGACACCATGTGCGACAAAATCGGAATGCCCAAACAAACGCTTCCGCATAAAAACAAATCAAACCATAAACACTACACCGAATACTACGATGAAGAAACAAAGCAAATCGTCGCGGAAAAATACGCAAAGGATATTGAAGTCTTCGGATATGAATTTGGAGAATGAGATTATGAAAGGTGCAATTTATATTAGAATGCCGAGATGTGGCTCAAGTTCGATAGTCGATCTTTGTAATAAAAATAATATTAAAACTTTTGGTGGTAAAGATATGGGGTTTTGGGGTGGTAATGGAATTCTTAAAAAGAACACTTCTCCGAACTTATACAAGTGTATATCAAATTATGTAGGCAAGGAAGTTTATAATAAAAGCTTCGTCTTTACATCAGTAAGAAACTCATATTCACGTGCAGTTTCTATGTATAAACACATGTCGTGGAATTCTGTAAAAACATTTAAAGAGTTCTGCATTGCAATTAAAAATGAAAAGTATCCTACAGATTGTGCAAAGTGGCATAGTTCTACCTTGGCTGAACATATAATTGATGGAAATGAGCTTAAAGTTGATTTTGCGATTAAACTTGAAACCATACAGCATGACTTTAATACCGTCTGTGATAAAATAGGAAT